CATACACGGCCGCGACAGCGAAAGTGTCGTTGTTGCCCAAAGCATCAAGCCATTGGTCGGCCAAGTAGGAGCTGATACCCGTTGCCATTAGTCGTCAACCCTTTCGGTGATGTGCAGGATTCGACCTTCGGCGTCACGCTCAACCGTACGAACAACGGTCCGCTGCTCAGGCATCTTGACGTTCACGACGGTCTCTGGCACGTTCACGATTGGTGCATCAACATGCACGTTCGGTGTTGACACATGGAAGATTTGTTCAGGCATGTTCAAGTTCAGTTCACGAGTGCCAGCGTCGTAGACCGTTGCCGGGGCGATTGGGTTGATGGAAGCCACGGGTTGCAATGCCGAAGTTGGCACACCCGTGTGTTCAATCTCAGGCATGTCAAGAGCCTTCAACACGGCAGCAGGTTGGAAGCCTGATGCGACGAGTCGTTGAACGATTGCAGACTTGCGATCCATGTCGGCAAGGTTCGCTGCGTTGATGTCGATGTTGGTGAGTGGAACTCGGTACACGTCGCCACCTGTAATCGGTGACATGTCCTCAAGACGGCGCACATCGTTGACCGACATGTAGCCATTGTTCAACCCTTGCGCATACGAAGCGTTACGGGCAGCGATGTCGCCACGCAACAAACCTGCGACCGTGAACCTGATGAACGCACGACCAGCCAACAGCACGCTGTATTCGGATTCAATCTTGGACAAGTATGGGGCCAACGAATGCTGCAAGAAGTGCAACTGGTTTGCTTCCACCGAAGCATACGATTGCGCACCCGGTGTCGTGACACCAATCATCGACGGTGGCACACGGAAGATTCGAGCAATCTCCTCAACCGCAAACTGTCGTGACTCAATGAACTGCGACTCGTTCGGGTTCACACCAGTCTTTTCAAACGTGGCACCACCAAACAAGATGCCTGGGCGATGCGAACGACGTAACCCTTTGTGGCCATCCTCGAAGGCGTCAACAAGATTCTTGGCTTGCTCACGCGACAGGTTGCCAGGGAACTGGATGATGCCAGAGGTCTGCGAACCTTGACCGAAGAATCGTGCAGCGAACTCTTCGAGTGCGCGTGCGAGACCAAGGTTCTCTTTGACTAGGTCGATGCGGGACTTGCCACGCAACTCACCTGGCAGGCATAGGTCTTTGACGTGGATCATGTCCACGTCTTCGATGCGGTCGCGGGCCGAGTAGACGTAGAACAGTCGGCCGTTCGCATCACGACGCACTTCGGTGAACTGTGGGTTCAACACCGACAAGGCGAGCACTTCGCCTTCTTCGTCGCGGATGATACGGGTGAACGAGTTGCCGTTCAACAGCAACGAAACAAGAACCTGCTGGAAGTGGTCGTCCTTGGTGACACCAATGTCGGGAGAGTCAAGCCAAACAGGTCGCGGTCGATACTGCAACCGGACACCATCCTGGCGGATGTACGAATCAACTGGCAGGCTGGCAATCGTGTCGGCAATCAGACGCACACATGCGTACACCGTTCCGATTTTGAGTGAGTCATCTTGCGTGACGTAGGTGCCCGAGTTCGTCGTGAACGTGTAGCCGTCACCAAGCGCAAACAACGATTGGAACGAGATGGCCCGCTCTTCTTCGGCAGACTTCGTGAAACGTTCAACAATCATTTCTTAGCGACCTTCGTTCGGGCGTAACCGTAGGCAGCAGCGAAACAAGAGACACCCAACACGAACACACCCAACGCCGGATGAACCAAAGCACCTGCGACCACTATGCACACCAATCCGATCAGCTCCAATGTGAGAATCATTGTCCCTCCTAGGTTAGACGATGAAGCCTAGTCACACCGCAAAAAACCCAGGCTCAGGCCCGACGTCAGGAGTTGTGGTCGCCCGGTCAACAGCCATCGCCAACGCGATGACTGCGTCAATCTTGCGTTTCGATTTACCTTTGCTCAAAGTCCAACCGTTGTCCTTGACACGTTGCGCCGCCGACAACACCTGATCCGAAAAGATTGGGTTGCCATCATGCACAAGTTTCTGATTCACGATGGTCTCGTACAGATGCCCGCACGCAGGAATCATGCGTTGCGGTGACTGCGGGAACTCGACCATCGGCATACCCTGCTCAGCCAACGCCTCCGCCGAACGCTGAAAGAACGCCGGGTCATACGCGACCTCTTGCACATCGTAGAGCTGCGCCATCTCCATCAGATGCGACTCCACCGCAGCCACATCCATCACCCCAGCATCAGGCAACCAAATCTTGGCCTTCGCCACAATCTTGCCGTCAACATGCTGAACTGCAACAGCCGCAGTCGTGTCCCGCTTCAACGCCATGTCCACACCAATCCACGTCGCCGCACCCGGCACCAAGTCGACATCACCACGACACAACTCCCACGCACCCTGCGGCAACCACGAGTCGGCTGCCGTACGAACCCACTGGTTCAGTCGATAACGACGCACACTGATTTCGCTGGTCTGACGCACCGCAATCTCCATGTCCTCCGGGTCAAGCAAACCCTCAGCCAGATTCGGGTTCGCCTCCAACCACGCCCCACGATCACCCAAGTCACAACCCTCCGCTGCTTCCCACCACCAGAACCCGAACGCCTCATCCTCAATCTCGCCACGACACACCTTTTGGCCGTACGAATACAAAGTTCCACAGATGCTCGACATGTCAAACCCTGCGGTTGTGATGGCAACAATCTGCGGGTCACGACGAGCACCAGACCCGAGGGTCAACGCATCCCACAACTCCGAGTTCGGCTGCACATGCAACTCATCAAACACCACCGTCGAAGGGTTCAACCCTTGCTGGAGTTTGGCATCACTCGACAACACTCGGTAGATGCTGTGCGTAGACGGCACCTCAATCACATCCCGGTACACCTTGCAGATACCAGCCAACGCGGGCGACTGCTGAACCTGCCACTTGGCTTCATCAAACACGACACGCGCCTGGCGTCGGTCACCGGCAGCTGAATAGACCTCGGCTCCATGCTCGCCCTCAATCAGGCCGTAGAGCGCAATGAGCGACCCGAGCAGCGACTTGCCGTTCTTGCGACCCAACCCGATGACGCTGCGCTTGTAACGCAACATGCCATCCGCTCGACGCTCATAGAGACTGTTCAACAAGTTCTCCTGCCACGGAGTTAGCAGCAGCGGGTTGCCAGAACGTATCCCTTTGGAGACATGCATGAACGATGAAGCAAAGTCACTGACTCGCCCACCATCCGTGACGTCATACTTCTTCGGCGTCGACCACCTTGGTGTTGCGACGGCGGAAGTTGTCAAGCTCATTAGCGACCCTTATCTCGGCGAGACCGAGACGAGCCCGGTCAGACGGTGTGAACCCAAGCAAGGATAGCCACGCTGTGATCTGAGCGTTGAGTTCCTGCTTCTGCTTGATAAGCGGATGAGTAACCAACTGCCCGTTCGCCGTCGCATAGAACCAGCGTGACACATCGCTACCCTGCCAATGCTCGATGAGCGACGTCTGCTCAATGGCTGCACAAAGTTTGGTGACAAGAGCCGAGTCATGTTTCTCCGATAGATGCCGACGGCCTGCATCCCAGAACATCGTCCAGTAAGCCTTGCCACACTCACCCAGGGTGGCTGGTGCTGGTGGCACATCGGTGAGGTTGATGGTCGCCAGGGCGAACTCAGGCACCGGCATCGCAGCCAAACCGTTCCGAATGCGTGCACCAGACCTTCGCTTCTTCTCAATCGGTTGGGCCTTGCGGCCGCCGCCTGTTCCAGTTCGCGGTCGTGGCACGCACCGAGCCTAGGCGGTCGTGCGCAAACGACCACACGCTTGTTCGCCAACGGCATGGGTCAGTTTCGGCTTCGGGCGTCCAACTTTTTGCCACCCCGGGTTGATGCCGGGGCGGGGTCAGGTGCCTGTCATGAACCGCCGACGGATGTTGCATGAGCGGTGAGCCGGGGCAAGTGGTGAATCTGCGACGCCTGGGTAGATGTGGTCGGCTTGCCACGGGTCACCCTCCCTGGCTGCCTCGCCACACAGCCAGCAATGGGTCGCTGATTCGCGTACCGCTTTGGCTCGTGCTTGATAGTCGCCCTTGTAGTGATCGCGCTTGTGGGTTCGGTGTGCGTCGGTCAAGGCTTGCCGTTTGGATTGGCAGCTGGTGCAGCGCACTGGTTCGGTGGTGAGTTGGCGGCAGGTGAGGCAAGGGCGGCGAATGGGCATGGGTTGAGAATAGAGGGTGGCTCTACCCTGATTTTGGAGACAGGACACGGGTGTGACTACGTCACACACCTGTGTCCCCATGTCTGGCAAAGGTTTGAGGGAGTGTGTCCCCGAGCCATGTCCCCGTGTTGGGGTTAGTTGAGTGGGTCGCGGAGTCGGTTTTGGGCGATGGCCCGTAGTGCTGGTGACCACTTCTGGTTCTTGGCAGCGACGCCTCGTGCTCTGGCTTCTTCTCGGAACTTGTTGGTGTCTTCTTGCACCATGCCAGGTTTGAGTTCAGGGAAGGCTTGCAGGATTTGTCTGGCGAGGTTGTAGATGGGTTCGGTGAAGGTCTCAAGGGTTTCTTTGAGCCGGATGGGGTTGTGGTCTTCTTCTAGTTGTTCTTCTATGAGTTCTACTTCGGTGGGTGCCCAGCCGATGCGTGAGAAGACTCGGGTGAGTTTGATGGTGTGGCCGTCTCGTTGGAGGTGGTAGACGATGTCGACGTCGTCGTTCTTGGCTGATGAGCCTCGTTGGCCTTGGGTTTTGCCTTTGTCTTTGCCTGCGTGGTCGGTGCGTAGGAGTGCGATGCCTGCGCCTTTGAGGGCGAGTCCTGTTGTCCTGGCGAACTCGCGGTAGGTGTCTGCTGAGTTCTCTTCGCCTTCTACGGCCCGCCCGGTGGTGTCGATGACTACGACTTGGGCTTGTGTGAGCTCTACGAGTTTCATGACGGCTGCTGCGCCTTCGTAGGTGTTGAGCGGTGGTAGGGATGGGATGAGGGCGTAGTGGAGGTGGGTGAGGTCGTCTTCTCGTGTGTAGCCAAGGTTGTCTAGGCGTTCCATCAGATCGGCTGCGGTCATCTCGTAGTCGAGGTAGAGCACGTGGACTTTGTCTTGTGCTGGGCGTCCGAAGATGGGTTTGCCTGTGGCGAGTGCTGCTGTGCAGGCGAGGGCTATGTACGACTTGCCTTCTTTGCTGACGGCGAACAGTGCGGTTTGTCTGCCGCGTGCGATGAGTGGGTAGGCAATCCAGTCTTCTGCTTTGTGGTCTTGGTTCCAGAACTCTTGCCAGTTGACGAGTTGGGATAAGAGTTCGTCGGGTGTGCTGGTGGTGATGGTTGGGTTGAGGTTCATGTATTGGGCTGCTGCTTGTTTCCATGAGCCTTGGTGGTGTCGTTGGGCGTGGTAGCCGAAGCGTGAGTATCCGCCTTCGGGTACGGGTGCGTTGCTGCTGAAGACGATGAGTGCGTCGTTGCCGTTGTGGTTGAGGCTGGCGGAGATGCCTGTGGTTTTGCCTGGTCGTCTCCAGTATTCGGTTCCGTCTGTGCCTTGGTAGACGTAGGTCCATCCGTCTTGGGTGAGGATGGTTTGCCAGTTGGTGTTGTTGTTGTAGCGGGCTGAGGGTGAGTTGGGGTCGGTGAGGAAGATGTCGCCGTCTGCTGGTCTTGTTCGGTCTATTTTTGGTTCGGCGGTGAGGCGTTTGATGAGCCAGTCGGGTGCGTCGGCTGGGAGAATGTCGGTGATGCCGAAGCCTTCTTCGAAGGTGTAGGGCTTGCCTATCGGGTGGAGTGTGGGTGGGGCGAGGACTTGGCCGCCGTCGCCTCGGATGTCGAGTCCTGGGCCGAGGCGTTTGCCTGCGTCGTTGCGGATGGCGATGGGTGTGGTGAAGTAGAGGTGGCGTCCGCCGGTTGGGGTGAGGACGGTGACGGTGTCGGGGAGTTTGCCGTGTTCAGCTTCTAGGTCGGCGAGTGTGTCTGATCCTGATTGTTGTGGGTCGTGTTCGTCTATGTCAAGTACGAACACTTGGCGTGCGCCTGCTCGTCCGGTGCAGATGCCGACGCCCCAGTCTTTGTATGTGGTGGTGAACCATTGTTTGACGGTGTCGGTGTTGCTGGTGGCAATCGTTTGCCATGCTTCGATACCTGCAGGGTATTTTTCTCCTGGAGCAATCGGTATGACTCGTATGCCTCGTGATGCGTACAGCAGCGCGTTCTCTAACACTGTCATTGGCGGGCTCCTTGATT